GAAAGCCGGCTAAAGAGTGAAGCCCTCCTTAATTTGCTACTGTGGTGGAATTGGTAGACACGAGGGACTTAAAATCCCTTGAACAGTAATGTTCGTGCGAGTTCGATTCTCGCCAGTAGTACAACTTACGGACTCGTAGCTCAATTGGATAGAGCACCTCCCTTCTAAGGAGGCGGTTATAGGTTCGATTCCTATCGGGTTCACTTAAGGACTCTTAGCTCAGTTGGTTAGAGCACTTCACTCATAATGAATAGGTCATAGGTTCGAGTCCTATAGGGTCCACCTTCTCTTCAAAATAGCTTGGATTGCTAGTATTTATTACATATGTTTATACTTTAAAACTAAATTACTAGAATGGGTCATTACGAAGATACATTGGTTGAAGTCTACTATGAAGTAGAAGAAAAAGGGTTAAAAGATGAATTTCATAAACAATTATATAAAATGAAATTCCAAAAAAAACACCGCCATAAATCTGTAAGGGAAAATTGGGAGTATGCTTTATATAGAATAAAAGGTGGTAAATCAAAATAAATTTAATAAAATGATTAATATAGATAGTTTATTTAATCTCTTTCCTCCGTCTGATGATGGGAAGGATCAAGTAACTTACATTGACTTTGCAGACAAACCAGTTTATAAATTAGGAATGTATAAAAAACTAATATTAAATCATATCAATTTTAGAAAAAAAGTTATCTCATTTTTTAAGGAAACCAATGATGAATTAAGTATTGAAGATATGGAAAGAGCTGGAGCTTTTGTAGTTTATAATAGAGCTTGGTTTTATATAAAAAATATTGATTTAAATAATGAGGATCACGTTGAATCTATATCAACTTATGGCGATGAAAAGTTAGAGGCAGCACTAGAATTAGGAATACAATACTTCCAGTCAAGTGAGGAATATGAAAGATGCGCCCATCTATTAAAAATTCAGAAAAAAGTACAAGAATTTCTATTTTAACTTGGATACCACAAAAATTCCGAGTACCTTCGAAATACGGGTTTTGAAGATATTTAGGAAAATATGGGAATGAGGGATGAAAAATATAGGGTGGATGGATAAGGAGGAATTCGTATATTACACATATAATAATAAATAATTAACAAAATGGCATTTAGAAACAAAGAACTTATTGACAAGGGATTCACTAACATTAAAACAGGCGTTAGAACTCTAGATCTTATGGTATCCAGAGGTGGATCTAATGTAGATGATTTTAGAAAACAACTCAAACACGTTTATGAAAAAATAGAAGATTTAGAGAGTTTGGTTGAAAAAGAAACATCTCCACTAAGGAATGGATAAAATATCTAACATATTAAAAGGCTTATCATTTACACTAGCATTTCCACTATGTGTAATTTACATTTTAATCACAAGTTTATTAAATAAATAAAAGTTATGAAATTAACAGCAGAACAAATCCAAATGAATTGGGTTGAATTTATGAATAATATTGATACTCATATTTCATCCCCTCGTAAAGAACAATTAACTAAATTTTATGAAAAATATGCAGAGCGTATTATGCTTATGCCTGCTGCTCATAAAAAAGAATATCATTCTGCATTTCCTGGTGGTTATGTAGACCATGTTAATAGAGTAGTTAGATGTGCTCTTAAACAATCTGAACTTTGGAAATCTGAAGGCTGTGATATGTCTACATTTACTACTGAAGAATTAGTATTCTCAGCTATTAATCATGATTTAGGTAAAATGGGTGATGCTAACCATGAAGCTTATATACCTCAAACAGATAAGTGGAGACGTGATAAATTAGGTGAAGATTATATGTTTAATAAAGAATTAGCATTTTCAGCAGTCCCAGATAGAGGATTATTTTTACTTCAAGATAATGATATAAAATATACATTTAATGAGATGATAGCAATTCAAACTCATGATGGTTTATATGATCCAGCTAATGATAAGTATTTAAAAGGTTATATGCCCGAACAAAAACCAAGAACTTCACTACCATTTATACTACATCAAGCAGATATGATGGCAGCAAGGATAGAATTTGAAGTTGAATGGTTACCTAAATTTAAAAATAGCGTGGATGCTAGTAAGAAAAATTTTACATTGGACAATAATAAAAAACCATCAACCAAAAATAAAGCTTTAGGTTCTATTCAAAGTGAGGGTTTAAAAAATATTTTTGATAAACTATAATGGAAATTAACCCAACAACTTTTTATATAATAACATCAATTTTAGGTGTAATTGTATTAATTTTAGGATATACTACTTTTAATTTACTTAAAAAAAATGAAAGAGCTGAAGATATAGTAGTAGGTTATTTACTATATCTAGATAAAATTTCTAGAGTAATTGAAATTGCTGATAAAAAAGTAAAAAAAATTGATATAAAGGGATCATTTGAATCTGATGATGAAATAGGATTTTTCTTTAAACAAATAAAACAAATACAGGAAATTTTAAATGATTTTCAATTAAAAAGAGAAAAATAATATATGGATCACATAATAAGGCAAAAAAAATCCCAAAAACAAGGAAGAGTTTACTTTACAAAAGAAACCGAAGCAGCGATTGTTAAATACAATCGCTCTTCTGATAAAGATGAACGAAGTGATTTATACCAAAACCACATACATTGGCCTTTTTATAAACTTACAGAAAATATAATCCATACATTTAAATTTTACTATACAGATGGAGTTGAAAATTTAGAAGATTTACAACATGAGATAATGGTATTTCTTTTATCTAAAATTCACCTATTCAACCCAGAAAATGGTGCTAAAGCATATTCTTATTTTGGTACTATTGTTAAAAGATGGCTCATAGTATATAATCAGAAAAATTACGGTAAAAAAATTAATAATATATCAATACAAGATTTAAATCATTATTCCCAATTAGATACTTCAGATCCATCATTTATAATATCTAAAAATAGAGAGGGTGATATTGAAACTGTAATTGAAGATGAAGAATTCAGTAATAAAAATTTAAACGAAACTAAAAATTATAAACATGAGGATCGTTTATCTATATTTGTAGATCAATACGTAGAGTATGTTACTGATAGAATATATGTGTTATTCCCAAAAGGAAATGATGCTTCAATCGCTGATGCCATTTTAGAGTTGTTTAGAAAAAGAGACAATATAGATGTTTTTAATAAAAAAGCATTATACATTTACATTAGAGAAATGGTAGATGTGAAAACACCAAAAATAACCAAAATAGCTAATAAATTATATGGCATTTTTAAAGAAAAATACCTATTTTATTTAGAACACGGTTATTTTCCTCCAAAATAACTTCAAAAATACATATTTATAACCAAAAACATTATGGGACAATTAGATTCAAACGTTTTTGGTGACAAAACATTCTCAGATATTCTAGAGGAGATTTATAATAACCAAAAGAAAAGAGACGCTCAAGTTGTTGCTTTGATTTCAGAACTTAAACCTTTAGTTCAAGAAATAGGAGATGCTACTCTTATAGTACCTCTTATTAAAGAATATATGGAAATAGGTGTTAAAAACGATGAAGCCTTAATTAAAATGGCTACTATCGTCCAAAGAGCACTTCAAAATGTAGATGATGATGGTGGGTTTGGTATAAGTGATGAAGAAAAAGAAGCACTTTTAGCTGAGATGGATAAATTAAATAATAAAGAAAAGGATGCCTAAACAAATAACAGGTTTACAATCATTATCATCCACCTCAGCTATAAAAAGTCCAAAAGGAGGAATATTTCCAGCTAGGGTAAAAGTAGCTATTACAGATGATGCAACTCATCCTAAATTATTTCAAGAATTTGGGGAATGGAGTTCTATTGGTTGTTTATTTTTTGAAACTTTAAATAATCCCAATCAAAATCCTGTAGCTAGTTCTAATAGTTTTGCACGTCCTTTATTTCCTAATAATTCTAACATACCCCTACATAATGAAATTGTTTACATTATAGGTTTACCTAGTTCTAATGTACAATCAAATGTAAATGAAATAGTATATTATTATTTCCAAGCTGTTAATATTTGGAATAGTACCCACCATAATGCAATTCCTAATCCTATTTTAAATGATACTCTCCCTAAATCTCAACAACAAGATTATCAACAAACCGAAGCTGGTACTGTTAGAAGAGTAACAGATGGTAGTACTGAAATAGATTTAGGCAATACATTTCAAGAAAAATTATCAATTAGAAATCTCCAACCATTTGAGGGAGATTTAATATACCAAGGTAGATGGGGGCAAAGTATTAGATTTGGTTCTACTGTTAAAAATTCAAATATTTCTAACCCTTGGTCAAAATCCGGAGATAATGGTGAACCTATTACAATTTTAAAAAATGGTCAACATGAAGAAGAAAGTGAACCCTGGATACCCCAAGTAGAAGATATTAATACTGATAAATCTAGCATTTATTTAACTTCAACTCAAGAAATCCCAATAGATGTATCAAGTAAAAGTTATAAATCCTATTCTTCTTCTCCAATAGCTACTCCTTTATTTAATGGAGAACAAATTATTTTAAATTCTGGAAGATTATTATTTAACTCAAAATCAGATTCTATATTATTTTCTTCCTTTGATACAATTAATTTAAATGCTGTTAATAGTGTAAATATAGATACACCAAAAACAATAGTAGCATCTCCTGAAATTTACTTAGGAGATAAAAATGCAACAGAACCAGTAATATTAGGGAATAAATTTTTAAATGATTTACAAAAACTATTAACTTCTCTTATATCATTATCATCAGCACTTTCAACTCCCATAGGCACACCAACACCTTTTGTTCCTAATGCAGCTCTCCCGGGTCCTGCTACAGATACTTTTATTAAAGCCCAAAATATGCTTAATAAAATAGAAACATATAAATCTAAAGTAAGTAAGTCTAAATAATGTCAAAAGCTCTAAATAAATTAATTAACAGAACAGTTGTTAAAGTAGTTAAACAGACAGCTAAATTAGAATTAGCAGTTGATGCTCTTGCTGAAAAGTTTAAAGATTCTTGTCCTCCTAAAGATGAATTGTTAAAAATCGTCCAACAAAAAAATCAAATACAAACAGGTTTAGAGAACATAACAGCAGCATTTACCCCATTACAGACAAATGCTAATATAACAAGTTCAACTATAGATGCAATTACAACCTCTGTTACTATAATAAAAACAATTCCTATCCCCACCGCAATAATCCCACCATCTGGGGGAGTTGGGTTAGCTGTAAATGTTCTTACAATATTAGCGGACTCATTAGATAAATTAAGTGATCTCTTAAAAGGTGCCAAAGGTGCTTTAAGCGTAATTCCCGAAGTAGGAGGAACTATAACATCATCCGCAACTAAAGCTATTGATAGTTTACAACAATTAGATAGTTTAGTGAATGGGTGTATTCAAGAATTAGCTGAAGATATGACTCAACAAGAAAAAAATAATCTAATTGCAGAAGTTGGAAATGTTTCAGCCACAGCTGGAGATTTTTCAAATTCAGGATTAAATTTAGCTAGTGAGGATGAATTATTATCTCAACTTTCTCCAAATTCCTCTAATCCTTATCTTTATCAAAGAGCAGGAGATGCAACTGCTGATTGGAAATTTACAATAGAACAAAATGCTAATAATACACTTTCCTTCCCTCAAAGGAGAATTAAAATGGAAAATATAAATACTTCTGAAAGCAATATATATAGGGGAGTAGTTGTTTATAACACCAATAATAAAACTTGGTCATATAGTTCTTCTGTAAAAGTATTAATAAATGAAGCTAAATATAGAGTTGACACCCTGAACACAGGTTGGTGGAAAAATAATAATGACCAATATTCTCCACCATTACCAGATCAGTTAGGTGGTAGAGATGGTTATTCATTAATAATCCCTTCAGAATTATTAAAAATACCAGTAACATCAACAGCACCTATATTTAAATTTGGTACTATTAAAAAAACAGCTCCAAATCAAAAACTAGAACTTATAATGAGTACAGGTTATAAAAATGGATCAAATTTAGGGAATGAGTATAGGGTAACAGTTTCAAGTGTTAAATCTGGGTCTACAGAATCTCCAAGAGTAAAAAGCTATTTTATAAAAGATAAAACACCAGCCACAAACTCAGTATTTTTATTTACACCCGGCGAACCATCTTTAGGAGATTATAATGTTGTTATTACTATAGAAGATATTAGGTTTGGAACATCTGTAGATAATGCATCAGTACAATTAAGAACCATAAGAGTATAATAATCCGTTTAAAAAAAATAATAATTTAATATTTATAACAAAAAATGAAGTCATCAGAATTAAAAAAATTAATTAAAGAATCTGTAAGAGAAGCAATTCAAGAAGAATTGAAGGATATTTTATTAGAAGCTGTTAAGACTCCTAAAGTTACAACTATAACATCTGCACCATCAACAACCCCTGTTGTAGAACAACAAGTCCCACAACAACCTGTTATGAGTTCAGAACAAAAAAGAGAAGCATATCAAAATATTTTAGGTGATATGAGTGGACAATTTACATCTGCCCAAGTTCAACCTAAATTTCAACCTCAAGGAGGAGATTCAATTAATGGATCTCTACCCCCAGGAGAAGTTGATATGTCCCAAATAGCAGGATTGATGAAAAAATAATAAATGGCTAGAATATTAAATAATAAATATCCAATTGATTCAATTAAGCGTAAAGCTGTTGGGTTTGGGTTTCCTTTAAATGGGCCTGCTGTTTTTGTACCTACATTTACAACAAGAGAACAAACCAAATCTAACCTAATTAATTATTTATTAACTAATAAAGGAGAAAGAGTATTTAATCCTGATTTTGGTGCTGATTTAAGAAATTTATTATTTCAAAATGTTGGTGATAACACAACAAGTGAATTACAAGCAATGATTCAAGGTGATATTAATGTTTTTTTCCCTCAAATAGAAATAAAAAATATAAAATTTACATCTAACCCAGATACAAATTCAATTAATTTTATACTAACATATGCAGTTGCAAATTTTGGTATAACTGATGATATAAATATATTACTACAATAATGGCTGATTTAAAAAGAGATATAAGATATGTTGATAGAGATTTTAATGATTTTAGAAATGCATTAATAAATTACTCTAAAACATATTTTCCAAACACATATAATGATTTTACAGATACATCCACAGGTATGCTATTTATGGAAATGGCTTCTTATGTGGGTGATGTTTTATCATTTTATTTGGATAATCAAATTCAAGAAACATTTATTCAAAAAGCTAGACAGCAAGAGAATTTATACCAAATGGCTTATTTATTAGGTTATGAACCTAAAGTAACAACTGTAGCGACTGTAAATATTGATTTTTACCAACAATTACCTTCAAAATTAGAAGGAGGAGAATATGTTCCTGACTTTGATTATTGTATGATAATCCCAGAAAATACTCAAATTACCTCTAACACAAATAGTAATATAAAATTTTTGATTGAAGATCCAATTGATTTTTCAGCCTCAGGATCTTTAGATCCTACAGAAGTATCAGTTTATCAAGTATCATCTGGAAATCCAACATACTTTTTATTAAGAAAAACAAGAAAAGCCATATCAGCAACTATTAATAGTACAGATTTTACATTTGCATCTGCTAAAAGATTTGATACTCGAAACATTAATACTACTAATATTATAGGCGTTTTAGATTGCTTTGATAGCGATGGTAATGAGTGGTATGAAGTTCCAAATATGGCGCAAGAAAACGTATTTGATACGATAAGAAACACAAATGTAAATGACCCAACATATAATAAAGAGGCAGATGCTCCTTATTTACTTAAATTACAACAAGTACAAAGAAGATTTGTAACAAGATTTATAAATTCAGGATCATTACAAGTTGAATTTGGAGCAGGTGCTACTCAAAATAATGATGAAGAGATAGTTCCTAATCCTGATAATGTAGGATTAGGTTTACCATTTGAAAGAGATAAACTTACAACTGCTTTTTCTCCATTAAATTTTATATTTACAAATACTTATGGTATAGCTCCTTATAACACAACTCTAACTTTTAGATATTTAACTGGTGGAGGGGTTGAATCTAATGTAGAAGCTGGTACCTTAACAATTTTAAATGATTCTAATTTTACATTTATTAATCCAAACCTATCAAATACAGCATTAGCAAATCAAATATTCAATTCTGTCTCTTCTAATAATCCTTTAGCAGCGGATGGTGGTCAAGACGGTGATACTGTTGAAGAATTAAGATTAAATGCCGTAGGTAATTTCCAAAATCAATTACGTACAGTAACTAAAGAAGATTATTTGATTAGAACTTTATCAATGCCCTCTAACCTAGGAACAATATCAAAAGCATTTGCAACCCCCGTAAAAATTAATGAATATAAACCAGGAGAATTACCAACAATATTAGATTTATATGTTTTAACCTATGATACAAATGGTAATTTATCAACAGCTTCCAATTTAATAAAACAAAATCTATCAACATATTTAGCTGAATATAGAATGATTAATGATTCAATTAAAATTAAAGATGCTTTTATTATTAATATAGAAGTTACATTTGATATAATTGTATTACCTAATTTTAACAATAATGAAACTATTACTAAATGTATTGAATCTTTAACTAACTTTTTTGCTACAGATAAATGGCAAATCAATCAACCTATTTTATTTAGTGATTTATATATTCTTTTAGATAAGGTAGAAGGAGTACAAACTGTTAAAAATGTTAGTATAAAATGTTTATCTGATGAGGTTTTAGGATATAGTAATTATGCTTATGATATTGAAGGAGCTACAATTGATGGTGTAGTTTATCCTTCAATTGATCCTATGATTTTTGAAGTTAAATATCCTAATTCTGATATTAAAGGTAGAGTAGTACCACTATAAAAATTATAAAAATGCCAACAAGAGAAGAAACATTACAATTAGATACTCAAAATACAGTAAAGGGAACTCCTCCTTCACTGATTGATAGTTTTAACCAAACTAATTTAGATACTCAAAACCCATTCCCCGAAGGTGGTCCAATTAATGATAAACCCTCAAATTTTGTCCAAAAATATGATTTATATAATCCTTATTTTGTTCAAGGTACTCAAGCTCAAGAATCTCAATTAAGTTCTTCATTAACTATAACAGGTTTAGATGTAGAAAGTAGTGAGGCAGGAGTAAAACAAGGAGGATCAGGTGGGCCTAATAGGACTAATTCAACTAATATTCCTAGTGGACAGTATAAGGCTGTAGGTTCTTCTCCATTACCTCTAAGTCCAACACCTGGAGGGGCAGCATTAAAAACACGAGAAGGACAAGATAAAGATTTTACATTGAACGCTTATACACCTGAAAATACTTACATGCAAACCATGATAAAATTTAAAGATGAAGCAGAAAATAATTTAATTTAATAAAATGGCTATATATAAAATATTCCCCGAAAAAGATTCAACTTTATATAGTTCTTATCCTAGTAAAAATACAGGATTAGATCAAATAATTGAGGCTTCCACTTACCAACTAAACAGCTTAGGGCAAGCAAGTAGATATTTGATTAAATTCCCTACCAGTCAGATTTCTGAAATTATTACAAATAAAGTTACTAATGGAGAATATAAAGTATATTTAAAAAATTTTAATGCTGTAGTAACAGGATTAAATTTAGATCAAAAATTAGAATTTTACCCAACATCTGGTAGTTGGGGTATGGGGACAGGAAGATATAATGATTCACCTGAAGTAACAAATGGTGTTAGTTGGGTATGGCAGGACTATTCAGGATCTACTGAATGGCCAACAACAGGATTTGCAGAATATGTAACAGCTTCTTTCTCAGGAAGTCAATATGAAGGTGGGGGAAATTGGTATACAGGTTCTAATCTAACTTTAGATCCAGTTACCCAATCTCAAACATTTAATTATTCAGATATTAAAGATATAGTTATTGATGTAACAAATACAGTTGAAACATGGTATAGTTATTCTTTAGACCCAACAGTTGGATTTGCAAATGAAGGGTTTTTAGTTAAACAGCCAAAAGAAAATGAGTTTATTAACACTAAAGCTAATAATGCAACCTTTAGATTTTTCTCAATTGATACTAATACAATATACCCTCCTCAGTTAGAGTTTAGATATAATGATTATACATTCAACACAGGATCTTCTAAAAATACAATATTACCTCAAGTAGAAAGTTTTATATCAATATACAATAATCAAGGCACTTACTACTCAGAAAGTATTCCTAGATTAAGATTTGCAGCTATTCCAAAATATCCGGATAGAGCATTTTTAACAGCTTCTTTATATACTACAAATTATTATCTACCAGAATCACAATCATTATATGCTGTTAAAGATACAGAAACAAATGAATTTGTAATTGATTTTGACTCAGAATATACAAGAATTAGTGCAGATGATACTTCAAGTTATTTTGATTTATATTGTAATGGTTTGGAACCTGAAAGATATTATACTATATTAGTTAAAACCGCTGTGGGTGGTGTAACTAAAGTATTTGATGAAAATATAATGTTTAAAATAGCTAAAGGATAATGGCAATAAAAAAATTAGATACTACATCAACTACTACAAGGCAATCAATCTTAAACAGAAGGGTTTATGATAAAGATGCTTTTAATGATACAATTAATACGGATTTCACTGAATTAGTAAGTTCCCAAGATCCTTCTTTTTTTAGCTTAGATTTAGCTACTATAGGAGATTTTTTTGAACTATATGAAAGATTTTTTTATGAAATACCTAAACTTGGAGATACTAATTCCCATTTGTATCTTGTTGAAACTAGTGGTGAATATATAGATTACGCCCCAAGGGAAGCAGAAATACAAGCTTTATTAGAAGAAATAGCAGATTTGAGAACAGAAAATTTAGAACTTAGACAGGATTTTGCCAATGCTCTTGGAAACACAGAATTTGGGGGAAGTGATGATGGATCTGATAGAACTATATTAGATGCAGCAGGTCAAGAAGTAAGCCCTAGAGTAATTCCAAGTGGTGCGATAACACCTCCATCTGGAGGTGGAAATAATTCTGTACCATTACCACCCCCAAGTGGAGGTAGTGGTGGAGCATCTGGAGGTGGCGGAGGTGGAGGTGGAGGATCATCTCCAACTTTAGGAAGAAGAGGAAGTTCAAATCAATTATAAAATAGTTTAGAGGAAAAAATGGCAAAGAAAAATAACCCTTATAAAAATTATTCTAAACCTTTATCACCCCCAGTGATAGAGGTTAGTTCTAATATTGAAATAGGAAATATTAATGTTAGTGCATCAACAAGATCTGTGCCTGTGTCAACCATCACAACAGAAGGATTTGAGTTTTCTAATTCACAAATAATTCCTGCTGAAATAATTAAAGGTACTTTTGCTCCCCAAGATCCAAGTTCTTCTATTGAACTTTTTATTTATGATATTAATAAAAACATCATTGTAGAAAATTATAATTATGAAGGATGGGAAATAACAGAGAATACTATCCCCCCAGTTGTACCAACAACATTTACGGATTCTGAAGGAATACAACAACAAGAAAACTCTACTGGATCCTTACCAACAAGCCTAGTACAAGTTAACCCTGCTGGAGATGCTTATGATTTAGGGGTAGATAGTGGAGAAATTTATACATTATATAATTTTCTTACTAATGAGTTAGGTTCCTCAAATAATAATACTTTTTATATAGCAGAAATATCTGGGGATAGAACTGAAGTTAGGTTAAAATCTAATACTATTAATAATTCTAAAATTATAGAAGGGTATGGACAATTAAAAAATAAATTAGCTTCAACAAGATATTTTGATGAATTTTATATTAACTTTTTTAATAATATTTACTCTGTAGGTATTAATTGTCTTTTAGATGAAAACCCAAATGAGGGAATTTCTATTTTAATTAAAACTTTTTCTCCTATACCTGCTAATAGTAATGTAGGGGATAGTGTATATGTTGTTACTAAACAAAGTGAAACCTTAGCCTGGTCTGTAGATTTTTATGAAGATTTTTCTGATTTATTAGATAATGCTACTTATATTAAAGGACCTAATATTAATATTTCTTTACAAGATTTAGTTAACAATTCTACCACTTTAAAATCACAAACAGATTTATTAAACACCCCCTCTTCAGAATCTTTAGATTCTGTATTAAATTATCTAAACCAAACAGGTGTAACAATTACACCTAATTATTCATATAATACTTTTAATGAATTTATTAACTTTTCTTCTGCTAAAGAAAGAATAAATAATTTTTATGAAAAAGTTTCACAAATTCAAGCATATCAAGCTGATATTGATATTATTGTAACAACCACAGGATCAAACCCTAATGTTAGTGCTATTTCTCAAAGTTTAGCTAGTTTACAAACAAATATTTCAAATTTAGTTGAAAATTTTGATGGATACGAAAATTATTTATATTATAATTCCTCATCATTTGCCTACCCTAAAACAGGATCAGCATATCCTTATACTTTAATGCCTACTGGTAGTACAGAAGTAATAGAATGGATGGGTAGTGATGATGAAAATTCACAATATTATGGAGGCTACATATTATCAGCTTCATTATATGATGAAGATAATCAAAATTGGTTATGGTATACTATACCTTCATTCATTACTGAAAATTCTGAAAATGACGAGTATGTTTCATTTTCAAACATGGTTGGTCAATCTTTTGATGAGGTTTGGTTATATACTAAAGCATTAAGTGAAAGATATAATACAACAAATAACCCAGATACAGGCTTACCTTTAGATCTAGCTGCAGAAGCTATTAAAGGTTTAGGATTTGAAACATTTGGAAATAATTATGATAACCAAGATAATTTTATAGGTTTAATAGGTGAAGATAATGGTACTTATGTACCCCCAACAGGTAGTGAATTAATTACTCAATACATAGCGGTTAATGGAGGTCAAATTCTTAATTATTGGGATATTGGATATTCATGGGATGATTATGTTGAACAAATTTTAGACCCAGGATTTCCTTATGCTATAGATAAAGTAAGTAAAGAAATTTATAAACGTCTTTACCATAATATGGCTTACCTTACTAAGAAAAAAGGTACAATTAGTGGTTTAAGACAGTTAATTAATATTTGGGGTATTCCAAATACTATTCTTCGAATTAATGAATTTGGAGGTAAAAATAGAGACAACACAGATGACTATGATTTATGGTATAAACGTTATAGTTACGCGTATACTCCAGTAGGTAATTCATACGCAGCAAGCTCATCGGTTAAAGTGCCTTGGATGCCATTACAACGTAATCGTGTAGCAGATAATGAATATATAGTACCAGATGGTATTGCCCTTAGGTTTAAAACTATTGGTCACCCATCTTCAAGTTTTGGAGGTTCTTATTACAGCCAATCAATAGCGGTTAAAAAATCAAACGGAACTGCAGATAATAAATTTGATTGGGGTATTAGTTTATTTTACGAAGATCAACCCTCAGGTACATATTCTGGATCTAGTTTTAGTGATTATTATGATTATGGTAAGTTAAGATTTTATTTATCTGGCTCTACATCAGAAGGAGGAGTAGCAATATCAGATGATATTGAATTACCATTCTTTGATGGAGGTTGGTGGACAGTATTATTACAAAGAAATACTCACGTTAGTGCTAGTGATCCTTCTCAATCAGCAACATATACTTTATTTGCTGCTAATAAATTAGATAATGGGTGGGATGGAAATTCAATTGGGTGGACAGGTTCGGTTAGTTTAAGTTCACAAGCACCTGATTTCTTTGAAGGTTATGATGGTGGGTTTTATGAATCTGTTACTTATGATTTATCAAATCCTCCATCATCTTCATTAAATGACTCTTGGAATAAATTTGGAGTAACAGAACACGATGGTGTTTATGTTGGTGGTTACATATCAGGTTCTAATGTAGGAGTTAATGTATTAAATGAGGGAGGTAAAATATTCTCAGGATCTTTTCAAGAATTTAGATATTACTCGAATGATATTGAAAAAACTGTATTCAATGATTTTGTAATGAATCCTGAAAGTATTGAAGGTAATAACATTACAGGCTCAGAATCATCGTTTGATATTGTAAACTTTAGAGCACCATTAGGTAATGAATTAGAACACGTATTTACAGCATCAGCATTAACAGGCTATATAGAAGAAATATCCTCTTCTCACCCTGCAATAACAGGATCAGCCCCTGTTTATATAGTAACACAATCTTTTGTAAACCCAGCAGATATATCATTAACATCAAGTTATGAATTTATTCATTATGAGTCTACAGTTAAAAGAACATATAGTAAAACAAACGTTGAAACATATTTCTTAGATCAACCTTCTATCGGAATTAGAAACAGGGTATCAAATAAAATACAAGTTGAAGATGGGGAAGTATACGGTAATGTATTATCAAAATACAGAAGTATTCAACAAAATTATTTAATTAGTGAAAGCTATACTGAAGATATTTCAAGTTTAGAAGTTGGTTTTTCACCTCAAGATGAAGTAAATGATGATATAATTGCATCTTTTGGTTATGGTGTAATATCAGATACACTTGCAGATCCAAGATTTGCTTTTAGTGGCAGTCAAACATATTACCCTAAATTAAGATCAATTGCAAATGATTACTTTAAAAAATATACAGAAGGAAATGTTTGGGATTATTTAAGGTTAATTAAATACTTTGATAATTCAATATTTAAAGCCATTAAATCATATGTTCCAGCACGTACTAGTGTTACTACAGGTATTATAGTTAAACAACATATGCTTGAACGTAATAGACGTGTTCCCATAACAGTTGATCCTAATACAATAATAGCATACACCCCAGAAGAAGAAATTGTAGTTGGAGGTCAACCTACACTTTCCGGTATGAATAGTCCAATTTCATATAGAAATTTGGAAATTACAGGAAGTATGGATATAGGTACTATAGAAGGTGGTACAGGAGGTGTTTTAGATATTTACAATGGAGAAGTAACACAGTCTGGTTGGTTTTATGGTAACACACAATTAGCTTATTCATCATTACTTCCTGGATCTTATCAAAACTTAGCGACAGCTTTTGGTGCTTATAATAGCGTAAACGGTATTGAAATATCAAATTTTGGTTCAGGAACTGATAATAAAGGGATTAGATTAACAACTCCTTTAAAAACAAGATTCCAATTCATGGCATCTGTTGATTCAGATTTTCTTTTACCAAATACTGGATTTCAGTTTTTAGTATCTTCATCACTTAGGGGTGAAATTGGATCGGATATAATATCCTCTGCTTCTTTATCTCCACTACCTACTACAATAGCAACTTCATCTTTCTATGAAATGCTTCCCGAAGAAGATATTTCTTTTTGGATACGAGGTGTAAATAATGTAGGTGATCCTACTATTACTAAAATAAGAAATTTATTAGTCCAACCATACACAGAGGATATTGAAGTTATCAGTTTTCAATCCACCCTATTAAACCCATATGTAACTCAATCTTGGATTGAAAGAGATAACACAATATCAGGTAGTGCTTTTAGAATACATAAATCACAAGAAGAATTTTATAATGGTGAATTTAGTGGTAGTAATTTAACAGTTACAACTCAATCATTACTAGATAACCCATTCGCACCTTCACAAGTTTTAGATACTAGTTATGTGGTAGATGTATCTCAGAGTAGGGGAGCCTTTTCTTCTGATATAGGAGCGATTAACACTTATCCATCATTTTCATTACATACAAATGTTTTTGCATATCCAGCTGGATTGGCAGCTTCGGATATCCTTGATAATAATATAAAAGATTGGTTAACTTATGTATCAAGTTTACCACTACAAGAAAAATTTAGTAAAGCAGCTATATTCTTACAACAATCTCAAATTGATTTTCAGAATTTTTTCATTTACAGTATATTATTACCTCCTTTAGCTTATAGAATAAATGATGAATCATTAGCAACAGTATCAGATGAACCAAGAGATTTATTTGGGTTTAATAGTGCTAATCAATATCTAGGAGGAATTACAGATTATCCTTTACCACCAGTATCAGCAAGTGGATTTGATGGAGGACTTTATGCTAGTACAGCCGCTACTCCAGCATATGAATATAATAATATAGGTCCTTATTTTAAATTTGATATTTCAGGTTCAGGATTTATTACTAACCCAACATTAGATTTTGCTAATTCAGGGTTAGCTGGTGGATTAGAAAGTAATATTATACTTTCCTCTTTATTAGGAAGTAGAGAATCTATAACCCTTCAAAACAGAAGTGCGGGTGTTGATTTTAATTTCCTCGAATATAGAATGCCTAATGGTTCAACTAATGGTCAAAGACCTGTAAGATTTACTAGTACTGTAAATGTATCAGCATCCCTTAATGTAGTAGATGCTGTTACAATGTCAATTTATGTATCTAATAATGATTTAACTTATAATGCCCCTGATACAACCTCAACAAAATTTGGAAATGGTGGTTGGTTAACAACCCAACAAAATAAAGCTTATGGGTTTGGGTATGGAAGTGGTAGTTTACTTATCCAAGGTACAACTTGGTCTGGATCTTCAGGTGATAGTGGTTATTGGGTTCCTTATGGTTTACTTTTTAATAGAAAGAATTATGATCAATTTGGAAATCTTATCGATAATCAAAATACTATAGCCAATCTTCCTGATTTTGATTTTAGTCTTACAAATACACCAAGCTTAGGATTCCCAGCAGTAGAAGATTATAGTGGTTTACCTGGTAATTTATTTAGACAAAGTCTAAATAGTGTAGAGGGTGTAATTTCTATTAATGAAAAAATTAATACAGAATTTAAATCTATAGGATATTCTTATGATCCTAATAATTCAAGATTATTAAGTGGCTCAGTAACTCCTTTATGGCTGCCTAGTGGACCACAATCTTTACAATATGTGAATTTTAACCCACAATTACCCCCATTTGAAGATTTTTATAATACTCCATTTAATGCATTAATTAATAATGTTACTCAAAGTAGACCAAATACTTATTTACAAGTAGTAGAGTATGAAGGAGGTTCATCAACAGGTTCATCAGGAGTACCTTCAAATGTTATACCTATCCAAAATAATAAAGCTATAAAGGCAGATATTCCTGATAGTTTTTACACTCAAAAATCATCAATCATTCCTAGATATTTAGGAAGTAGATTACAAAGTGCAAATTATAATACATTTACCCCTTCAGGAAGTCAAATTGAATATTTAAATGGATATCTTAGTGGAAGTTTATTTTCAGGATCAAACCAAATTGGTCTTCAAGAAACTTGTTTTACAGCTGGAACACAAATAACTACTATGGTTTATAGTTCTAACAATAAAATATATAATAATACTAAAAATATAGAAGATGTAAAAGTTGGTGAAGCTATAGCAACATACAATGAAGATAGTGGAAAATTTGAAAGTGGGTTAGTAGGAGACTTAAAAATAAGTGAAGTAGAATCTATTATTAAATTAACATTTGATGATGGGAATGTTATTAATACTACATCTAAACACCCATTTTATGTTGAAGGAAAAAATTGGGTTATAGCTGCTGATTTAACTGTAGGTGATGTTTGTAAAACTAGTTATAACACTCAAACAACTATATCATTAATAGAAACAATAAATGAAACTACTACTGTATACAATTTATTAAGTGTAGAACCTAACCATAATTTTTATGCTAATAATGTATTAGTTCATAATAAAAGTATAACTGATGTAGTAAGCCCTGGTTGGAATGGAGATAGCTCAAGAGGTACTATGAAGTCTGTAAATTCATCTGTAGGAACAATTTCTAAACATCCTATTTATTTTGCTCATTTTAAAACATCAAAACAAAATGAAGAGTTATATGATACTTATACTTTTAGAGTTGATACACTTATTGAATGCCCGTTAGAAGATGTAACAGGAAATAAAGCCCCTCAATCCCCAGTAACTATAAAAATTGATGGTAGTAATGATAATTTAACGGATATTAGAAGTACTTTTGAAGTTGATAGAAAAGCATTAATAGCATATAATCAAGGTAAAGTTAAAAAATCAGGATCGGTAGCTATTAATTATACTTCTTTACCAATAGGTAGTAATAAAATATATCAAGGAGGTTTAGAATATCAAGTAAAAGGAACAAGTCAAATTACTCCAACAACCTATGCTCTTACTATGAGTTATAATAGTTCACTTTGGGCAGAACTCCAGGGAGTAATACCGGGTGTAAATATTGAGTCTCCTACTACATCATCCTACTATTTAAGGGATGCGGCATTTCTTAATACACAAGGTTATCCTTCAGGTTCAGCTTTTAATTTTTTAACATCTAGTATAGAACCTGCTTTATATATAAGAGGAGGGGAAGGATATATTTCTTCTAGTGCTGGGATGGTAAATGGGGTTAATATCCAAGGACATTTACTTGGAATTGGAAATGGACTTAGTTTAGTAAATAACTATAATAATTATGTTTCTAGAAGTATATTTTCAACAGGATCGTTTAATCAATTTAATAATGCCCCACTTCCTGGATTGCCTAATGTCCAAACTGCTACTTCTCTAAATCAAAGACTACCAGAAAATTATGCATCTAATATTGCAAATTATTTTACTCAAAATTATAATCTTTCAGGTATAGATACAAACATAGACTCAGGAAGTTTAGGAGGAATTACAACTTATGAAGATTTTAGCCAACCCACACACTTCCAAAAAGGGGATGAAATTAGAGTTATTTATAATTCAAATCCAAACTCCACTGAAACACCTAACTTTGTTACTCAAGATTTTACTATAGTAGATGATAGTCCTAATACAGATTATGAAAATAATATTGATGTTCCTGATGGTGAAGGAAATTTAATTTCTTCATCTGTTTGGACAATAAGCTCAGACGCATTTACCTTCTTTAAATTATACCCAGTTACACAATCACGGTTTAATTACGATAAACTAATAGTTAACCCTGATCCAAGAACACTCGATTTACCAATTCCAGATGGAAAAATATATGGTTTTACACTTAGAAAAAGAATTCAAGCAGATGATAGAATAATTGTTTATCAAGAAGCACCAACAGGATCAGAAGGAGTCAAAACAATATCACCTTCAGGGTATTTAATTCCTGATGATTTTTCAGATCAACAGAAAAGAAACGTACAATCTATAATAAATAATTTAAGTGCTAAAAATGTATTTAGAGCTGATGAAGATAATGATACTAGAAGAGCACCTGAAGATTAGAATAATTTGGAATAAAAATAAAAAATTCATATATTTATAATTAAAATACAACAAACATGGGATATTTAAATAATCAGGTAGTAACAGTTGATGCTATCCTAACTACAAAAGGAAGAGAGCTCTTAGCAAAGGGTGATGGTTCTTTTAATATTCAATCATTTGCTTTAGCAGATGATGAAATCGACTATACTTTATACAATCCAGAAAACCCTTCAGGTTCAGCTTACTACGGTGAAGCTATTCAAAATATGCCTTTATTAGAAGCATTTCCTGATGAAACCCAAATGATGAAGTATAAATTAGTAACTCTACCAAGAGATACAGCTAAAATGCCTGTAGTTACAGCGGGTGTTTCTGTTATAAAAATGAAACAAACATCAACATTTACAGTTACACCTCAAACATTAAATTACTTAGGTAATAATTCAGTACAAGAATCTTCAGGGTATTTATTTACTGTAAGTGATGTAAGGCAGTTTGCTACTACTAATGGAGTTGTAGGTCAAGGAGTAGCAACAGAGAATGCTCAAAGATTAAATGATGTTTCAATGCAGACAAATGGTACTAATGTATCTAGAACTGTAATTGGTTCTAGTTGTGTATTAACAGCAACAGGAATTAACACATTGTATGGACAAGGTGGAAACTCAGCAAATACATTATATAGTACACTAACAGTAATTGGTAGAGATTCAGGAGCAAGAATTCAAGTTCCAATTCAAATTACCAAAACATAATTAAAAAGACATGGCATTAGCAAATACAAATAACATAGCAACTTTTTCCCCTTTAGACCAAGGAGATTTACTAATTAGTACTGAGAATGTAACAAGTACTGTGTGGTCAAACAATACACCTACTATAACTGAATATTTTACTTCATCAGTTCAAGTTAATAGTGCTACTGGTCAATTCTACTACAATATTTATTTTGAAGAAGAAACTACAGGATCCGTACAATTTGCTATTGCTTATTGTGATGCTGATGGTAGTGGTAGTTTATTATATAATCCAAATGTAGATGGTTTATCCCCAACAAGAACAAATTATGGTCAATATAGATCATTAATTTTAGGAGATGAAGAATCTAATTTTGTATTTGGTAATCAATCATCATCATATTTTTATGCTCTACCAGTAGAAAGATCAGGATATAAAGAAGAATTACTTCCTGGGGTAATGACATTAGCTATATCAGGTTCAACACAAACTTTATATCTTACGGATGATAGTAAATTAGGTGGAGCTGCAGTATTTTCCGAAGCGGGAAGAATTTATAACTTAGTAACAGGATCAGCAGGAAATGTTAACACTGATGTTAATGATAATGGTTGGTCTGAAAACTCAGGATCATATGGTTGGTTTATGCCAGATATTGGAACCATATTATTAAATGGGGAAGCTATAGATGGTAGATTTGTTGATGGTGGTGTTAATTTAGGGACTGGTAGAAATACAAATGCTGAAGATAACAACCCAGAAAAATTATATACTGCTTTAGAAATGGGAGGTCTAACATCAGTCTCACCAGGATGGACTTTAAATTCAAATGAACAACTATCATCTGATTTTATATTCTGTAGAGCAAAAAGCCAAAACTTTAATTATTCAACAAACCCATCATTTATATCAGGTTCAGATGGAGCTGTATTATATGATTCATTTATTAACGATCCTCAAGTATATATTACTACAGTAGGTTTATATAATGATAATCAAGAATTAGTAGCAGTAGCAAAACTATCTAGACCATTATTAAAAGACTTTACAAAAGAATTACTTGTAAGAATCAAGTTAGACTTCTAATGAATGAGTGCTTGGAAACAATTCACAACCAAAGATGTTACAATAACATCATTTATAGCAGATAAAGGATTCTCTTTTACGGGAGGGGCTATTACTGGATCTGAAAATGGGATCAATATTTACTGTGGTAGAAATGTCCATTATACATCATCTGCAAACCTCCAAACTGGATTTGAATATTCATCATCTAGAAATTCAGTATATAATAGCGCTAAACAACTTTATTATAAAAATTACTTATCTTCAAGTATAGGAGATTTTGCTAATACAGGGAGTATAGTACCTGGTGTAACTCGAGAAGATGATGTTTTACAAGGTCCTATAAATGGTACTTTATATGATAATTATCTTCAATCAACTTTACTTCAACAAAGATATTTCCCAACTGGAAGTGGGAATGAAATAACTACTATATCAATACCAACTTATTTATATGGAGAAAAAATAATCCCATATACTTTTGAATTTACTTATACAGGATCTGTTCTTGTAAATAACGGTGCTCCTCTTTTCCTATCAGATGATGGAGATGGTAACATTATTAGTGGTTCAGATAGTACAGTAGTAGGTCAAATATTTTATTCTCATGGTATTGCAGTTTTTACTACCCACAGTTGTGAAAAATTAGGAAATTTAATTCAATTTAATCCTAATTCACTAAACCAAACACATATTAATTTTAGTTCATCACTTACTATATATGAACAACAATATAAATGTACAATAGCTGAAAATGAATTTGGATCTTCAACCAATCCAACATTATTAACCCAATCAATAGAAGGAGCTGCTAATGATTCTTACTACCCTTATGCAACAGCTTCATTTTTTGAACCTTACATAACTTGTGTGGGTTTATATAACGGGGCTAAAGAATTAGTAGCTGTAGGAAAATTATCATTTCCTCTACCAGTTTCACAATTCACCGATACCACTGTTATAGTAAATTTCGACGTATGATAAATTGGCAATATCAAGAGCAAGATATTACAGACATCTCTCAATTTCCTGATGATACTTATGGGTTTGTTTATAAAATAACTCATTTACCTACAGGAAAATCTTATATAGGTAAAAAAATTCTATATTTTACTAGAAAAGTAAAAATGGGAAAAAAAGACTTAAAACAATATGAAGGTGTTGTAGGACGTAGACCCTCTTATAAATTAGCAATTAAAGAATCCGATTGGAAAGGATATTGGGGTTCAAATAAAGAACTAATAGAATTAGTTAAAACAGAACCTGAAGAAAATTGGGAAAAATGGATTATTAAAACTTGTCCTACCAAAAAATTGTTAACATATTACGAAACAAAATATTTATTCATTTATCAAACCCTAGAAAAACCCGATGAGTTTTGGAATGATAATATTTTAGGAAAGTTTTTTACTAAGGATTTCAACTAAACGTTGATATCTAAAATTAGTTATGTATATTATTACCTATGGTAAATGAACTACTTATTAATTTAGTTAATTCTGTATTAGGAACTGGAAAGAGAACAGCTAGGGGTAATCAAGCTCATACGTGTCCTTTTTGTAACCATCATAAACCTAAGTTAGAAATCAATTTTTCAGAAAATAAAAAAGGATATAATCCATGGCATTGCTGGGTTTGCAACAAAAAAGGTACTAGAATATCTTCTTTATTTAAACAAACCAAAGCTACACCCGAAAAGTTTACTGAATTATATAAGTTAATAGGCAATGAAACTGAAAGAAATATAGTTGTCACTCATAAAAATTTAAAACTCCCAGAAGAACTTCAACTATTTAAAGATATAACTACATCTAATATTGAAGGTAGAAGGGCTTTATCATATTTAAAAAATAGAGGTATTACTCAGGATGATATAGATAAATATAATATTGGGTATTGTACATCAGGTAGATATCAAAATATGGTAATTATCCCATCTTATGACGAACAAGGAATTTTAAACTATTTTACAGGTCGTTCATTCGAAAAAGAACCATATGTGAAATATCGTAATCCAGAAACATCACGTGATATTATACCATTTGAATTGTTTATAAATTGGAAATTACCGTTAGTACTATGTGAAGGACCCTTTGACGCTATAGCTATTAAAAGAAATGCTATACCATTATTAGGTAACAACATACAATCTAACTTAATGAAAAAAATAGTAACATCAACAGTAGAAAAAATATATATAGCATTAGACAATGACGCGTTAAAAAAATCAATTAAATTCGCTGAAAAGTTTATGAATGAAGGTAAGGAAGTTCATCTTGTTGAACTTGAAGGAAAAGATCCTAGTGAAATGGGTTTCACCCAATTCACAAATTTAATTCAAAAGTCATCTCCACTCACTCAATACGCCTTAATGGAGAAAAAATTATCATTAATATGAATAAAAGAAATATTAAAAAATCCTATAATAGGGTATTAGAAATCTCTGCAGATTCAAAACAAATTACTTTACCAGATTCACGCTATTATAGACGTAATGGTGAGTATTATCCTTCAATTACCTATGTTTTAGGTACTTATCCAAAAGGTAAATTTTTTGAAGATTGGTTAAAAAAAGTAGGATATTCTGCTGAATATATTGTAAGAAAAGCTGGGGAAGAAGGTACACAAGTACATGAAATGATTGAAGACTATTTAAATGGTAAAGAATTAAATTTTTTAACCAATGGTCAACCTATGTACAACCCAGATGTATGGCAAATGTTTTTACGTTTTGTTGATTTTTGGGAAGAGTATAATCCTACATTAATTGAA